CGGCCGGATAGGAGTAGTTGAACTGCTCCGTCTCCGCCGGCGCCATGAGGAACACATCCGCCGCGATCTGACCCTCCAGCGCGGTCAGCCACAAAAACTTCAGCTCCTCTTCAAAGGCGTTCGGCTTGGCGAGGTCCGTCCGCCGAATCACTTCTTTGCTCTTCATGCTTCTCCCAGCCTTTCTTGGAATAGCCGCAGATTCGCTTCGATCCGCTCGCTTCGGCACAGTGAGAGGGCCGTGCTTGCCGTCTCCGCCGCGCCGCGGATGTCGCCCGTGTGCCACAGTCCGATCGAGAGGAGGTCCCACGGGGCCGCGCCCCATGCCTCCGCCTCGTTGATGGCGCTCCGGCTCTTGGTCGTGATGCACAGCGCCTTCCGTCCGTAGTAGACGACGCCCTCCCAGTTTTCCGCGCGGTAGGCGGCCTTCTCGGCCTCGTACCAGTTTTCGCGCTGCTCGGGCACTTCCGCGATGGCGCGCATCGCCCAGCACATCGCGCTCCGCTCGTCGCCCAGCGCGTGCATACACGCCGAGAGATAGCGCATGGACGCGGCTCTTTCCTCGTCCCACACCGCGGAAGGCAGCGTGAGGTGCCTTTTCAGCTCCTCTGCGGCTTTCCGGAACATCCCGCGGTAAAGATACTCCCTGCCGAGATAATGCGCACAGCGCGCATCCTGCGGCGTTTCCTGTGCCGCCAGCTCCAGCAGTGGGAGATACTGTGCGCGGCTCTTGCGCTCGTCGGGCAGGTGCTCCGCCGCCATGCCCTCCACGTTCACGCAGCGGAAGAAGGGCCTGCCGTCGGAGGGAACGAGGACCTCATGCACGGGATACCTCCACGTTGCGCACTTCGGCCGGTGGATCTTCTCGCGCAGGAATACGGTGCCCTCGCTTCCGTCCGCGTTGCGCGAGCAGATGCAGCGATAGGTGCCCGTCTCGGCGTCCTCGGTCCACGCTTTCTCCAATGCCGCGCGCCACCCGGGCAGCAGCACCTCGTCGAGATCCACGCACACGCAGAGGTCCGTGTCGCGCGGGATCAGAAGCAGGGACAGGTTGCGCGCCACGTCGAAGCGCCACGGCTCAATGGTCGTCTGCCGGACGATCACGCCGCGGTCGGAGAGCTTTTCCACAGTCCGGTCGGTCGATCCGGTGTCCAGCACCGCGATGTAGTCGGCCTCCGCCGCCGCGTCGCAGAAGCGGTCCACGAACTGCTCTTCGTTCCTGGCGATGGCATAAATGCAGATCTTACGCTTCATGGTTGCCTCCAAAAGAGAGAGGGCAGGGCGCCTCGCCCCGCCCTCTTCGGTCGTATCAGGTTGCCTTGCCGGTGGCGAGCTGCTTCACCAGCTTGTTGTGCTTGGCCTTCAGCTCGTTCACAAGCGTCACGACGGCATCGAACTCGGCCTTGGTCGGAGCCGCTCCGGCCGCGGCAGCGGCATCCGCCGCCGTGACCTTGAAATCGGCCTCCTTCATGCCGCCGTTCTTCGTCGCGCCGTGGACCTCAAGGTCGCCCAGGACCTCAAGGTTTTGCAGTCTCGTCGCGTTTTCCATGCGGCACCTCCGTTAAGGAAGATCGTTGCCGCTTGCGATGCCGCCCGCGGCAAACGCGCGCCAGTCGTTGAAGGTGGCATTGAAGCGGGAGCGGCCGCGCCACACGTTCGCGTCGGTGTTCTCGTCGATGGTCGAGCGCACCGCGAGCTGGATGCGGTCGTTCCACACCGCGCCGCCGTAGGTCTTGTTGTACTTGCTGTCGAGCAGCAGCCAGGGCTTCGTGCCGGCCGTGATGAACTGGTTGAGGTAGCTCCAGACAATCACGGTCCAGCGGCCGTACTGGTAGTTGAAGGCGTTGTTGGCCGTCACGGGATCCTTGTCCGCGCCGATGGCCGCGAATACCGCCTTCTTCAGATCCGCGTTCTCGGGGATCACGATGGTGTCGGGCGCCACGTCGAGGATCTCGTCGTTGTCGCCGCGGAACAGGTGCATCACGGTCTCCAGCTTGCCGAGCGCGTCCACGCTGAACTCGTCCTTGAAGCTGTTGCACTGGTTGTCGCCGGCGACCTTCGGGGGATGCGCCGTGTGGAACAGCGTCACGCCGTCCGCCGCGTTGATGTCGAAGCTCTTGCCGTGGTACTGCGCCGTGGCGTTGCCGCGGATGGCGTTGCCCAGCAGAGCCGCGCCGAACATCTCGCGCGTGCGGTTGTAGCCGGTGAGGAAGGCGGCGGGCTGCTTCTTGAGGTCCATGAGCTTGGAGTCTTCGATCATCTCCGCGGAGATGGCGAAGGAGTCCTTCCAGGTGTCATAGACCAGCAGCTTGCGGTAGCCCTCCTGCATACCATCCGCGGGATACGCGCCGTTCTCGCCGACCGGCTCGAAGCCGCTCATGGCGGTCATGGTGGTGAGCATATCGCCGTAGTTGTCGGAGGTGCCCATCAGGAACAGGTCCTTCAGGACACTCTGCTGCTCGAACTGCTCGCCGCGCTGTTCAAGGAACATACGGATCGGAGCCTGACACTTGCCGTATACGGAGTCGTTCAGGCCCGAGCCTTCGGAAAATACGATCTTCATAGTCTGCTCTCCTTTCTTGGCTTAGAAGCGGACGTGGACGGTGCCGCCCGCGCCGCTCTTGGCCTTGTCGTCGAAGTCCACGATCTCGGCGACGCCGTTGGTCGTGGTCGCGGTCACCTGCAAACCGTCGGTGTGCAGCGTGACCTTCTGGCCGATCTTCGCGCTGGAAAATGCGGCGCTGTTGGTCGTTTCATAAATGCGGTCCTTGTCCACGCGGACAACGGGGATGATGGTGCCCGCCGTGACCGCCGCGTCCGCATCCTTCATGCAGATGTAGGTCGGCGCGGTGGCGCCGGTCGCAAGCGCGAGCAGGCCGTTCGTCAGGACGAGCGCAAGGCCCGCCTTCGGCGTGATCGCGCCGCAGGGGAGATACTCGAACGGAGTAACTGCCCCGTGGTCGGACTGATCGGGAAAGAAACCTTTCATGGTCTTTTAACCTCCTGTTTTCTTTTTCATGTAGGCTTGCACCTGTGCCTCGGTGCAGTCCGGATTGAACAGGCGGAACATCGCCATGTCCTCCGCCGAAACGCTCGGCTGTGCGTCGGAGCGCCCCGTGCCGGAGGCGGTGAGATGGTCCTTGCTCCTCGCGTTTGCGAGGGCCTGCTGGCGTCCGGCTTCTGCCATCTTGGCTTCGCGCTCGCCTCTGGTTGCAAGGTAATAGGCGTCGAGGTAGTTGTTGCCGCGTTTCACATATTCGTAAAACTCCTTGGCTTTCGGCATCGTGAGCAGGTCGCGCACGGTCTTGATGCTCGGATCGAGCTTTCCGATCTCGCTGATCTGCTCATTGATCTCAGCCTGGGCCTTCGCTTCCTCGGCTGCCCGTTCGGCTTCTTCGCTGCGGCGAAGGATCTCCTCCGCCTTCTGTACGGCAGGGCTTTTCTGGATCGCAGCATCCAGGCTTTCCGGCGTCAGCCGTCCTGCCTTGAGGTCCTCTTGCAGCTTGGCGGCGTCATACGACTCCTTCCAGCTGCGGAACTCCTCAATGTTGCGGATCGGCTCGCCCGTGATGGTGTTCTTCAGGCCGGCCTTGGAGAAAAAGTCGTCCATTTCCGCTTTGGACCTCTGCTGTTCCTCCTCGCGTGCCTTCTGCACGGCCGCGTCGATGGCGGCCTTCTGCTCCTCACGGCGGCGCTGTGCCGCCATTTCGCGGCGCTGCTCCTCGGTCTGCTGTCCTGCCGGCGCAGTCTCCTCCGGTTCCGCTTTCGCACCCGTCGATTCCTGCGCCTCGGTCCCTCCCTCTGCCGGTTCGGCGGTCTCCGGCTCTCTCGCGCCTTCTTCGGTCGGTTCCTGCGCCGCTTTTGCCGGTTCGGCGACTTCCGGCTCTTTCCCGCCTACGCCCAAAGCGTCGTAAAGCTGCTGTTCGGTGAAGCTCATATACTTCTCCTGCGTCCTTTCGGACGGTGGATTTTCCCGCTATTCCATGCGATTTGTGCGGCCCCTCGGCCGCGTGGTGCGGCTCTTACTTCTTGCCGCTGCGGAGGTCGCCGCCCGTCTTGACCGTGCCCTTCTTGGCGTCCGTGGTCTGCTTGGGAGCCTTGACGACCTGTGTACCGCCGTTCTTGATCTTGCCGGCGTAGCCGTTGTCCTGCATGACGCATCCTCCTTTCCTCTGTCGTCGCGGCAGATCCGCCGCGCGATCTATCAAACGCGCGTCCGCGTATTGACCTCATTCAGCGCGTCCTGCCGCGCCTGCTGTTCTGCCTGCTGCACGGCCTGCATCTGTTGCATTTGCAGCTGCATCTGCATTTGCTGGGCCTGCATCTGCTGCTCGCGTGAGAGCTTCTCTTCAAGGTATTTCTTCGTGCTCGCGGCCCCTGGGTAGTGCAGCTCCTCCATCTTCGACCAGAACAAAATGAGCGTCTCGGTCTGCCCCGGATCGCCGAAGGCTCCGGTCTGAAGGTTCTGCCGCGTCTCCTGCCACATCGCCTCGCGGTTCGAGGCCAGCGGTGCGGAGGTGTCGCAGCTGAAGAGGAACTGGTCGTTCCAATGCCAGCCGCCGTCGGCGTCCTGCTCCAGAAAGTCGTAACGGTTGAACTCCTCGTACACCGTTTCGCCGCGGCTGTCCTTGTAGGTCACGCTGCGCGGCTCGTCCGAGTAGGCGAGGGCATACTTGAACATCATCTCGAACAGCTCCGCGTAGGCCGCGTCCTTCATCACGCGCTTGCTCTCCAGTCGGCCCGCCGCCTGTGCGGCCGAGAACTCCTTGGCCTTGCCGCTCGTCGCGGTGGAGTCCTGCCGGCCCTGGAAGCTGTCCGTGATGCCGAGGATCTGCCGCGCCTCCTCGTAGACGTTGGCGAGGTAGAGCAGCTCGTACTGAAGGTCGCCCTTGAAGTCGTAGACGCCAATGAGCGCCTTGTCCGCAGGCGAGCCGATGTACCAGCGCTCGCCGTCCTCGGGATCGGTGCGCAGTTTGGCGTTGTCCGGCAGTGTGATCCTCGTACCGGCCTTCACGAGTCGGTCGATGATCTTCTGCTCGATGCGGTTGATGGTGTTCTGCTGGTCTGCGATCACGTCAACATCGCTGTTGCCGAGGAGCTTGCCGTATACGCTCACGCTCTTCTGCAAAACGATGGGGTAAAGATCCGGCTTATAGAACGGCACCATCGTCGGCTTCATCACCGGGTTCCCGTTCTCGTCCAGCCCGGGCGCCGCGCCGTCGATGTGATTGCCGAGCGCCGTTTCGACCGGCAGAAGGATCTGCTCGTATTCCTGCTCCTTCGTCGTCCAGTCGTCCGCGCCGCACCACGGGCACGGTCCGCCGTCGTAGCGCTCCGGCTTCGGCTCCTGCGCGTTCACGGGGATCGCGTCCAGCGGCACGCCGCCGGCCATCTCCTCGGCCATCAGGCCGCCGGCGATCTCCTGCTCGGTCAGCTCCTGCGGGATCAATCCGCCGGCAAAGCCGCGCGTCGGGTCAGGCAGTAGATTTCCTTCCTGCGTCTCCGCGCCGAGCACCTGCCCGCGCAGCGGCCGGACTCTGCCGCACTTCCTGCACACCGGCTGCCGCCGCGCCTGATAGTCCGTCAGGTCCAAAAGCTCAATGTCGTTCACCCACTCGAAGCGGTTGATGCCGCCGCGCTCGTTAATCTCAAAGCCGATGTAGAGCGTCAGGCTGTCGTCGGTCTGGCTCTCGCCGTCCGCCGAGCGGATGTCCGGCTCGCTCTCGCCCTCGTCTGTGAGGTCCACGCCGTACTTCCGCCGGACGGTCTCCTTTGTCGTCGGCATCTTCGTGATGAACCAGTCCATGTCGCGGATGCCCGTATAAACACCGGGCTGCGGGCCGAACTGCTTCGGATGCAGCAGCGTCACCGCGATCTCGCCCACGGTGGAGTGTGTGCGCTTCGTGTTGTCCCACTCCACGAGGAATCCCGTGCCGCCCTGGATGGGCACCGTGCGCTCGGCCATGTCGTTGATCGTCTCAAAGGGCAGGCGGTCCAGCTCATTGCGCAGGAAGTGCTCGATGATGTTGGCGAGCCGCTCGTCCTTCTTCCGCCGCGGCGTCACCTTCGGCTGCGGGATGGTCGAGGAGACCTGGCTTTCGATGTTCTCGAAGATAATATTGCGCACATGGCTCGTTTTCTTCGGCTGTCCGTTGCGCTTCGTGTCGCCCTCGACAAGCGGAGAGAGCGTCCGGCCGCCGTTGTAGCGCTTCTCGCGCTGGTCCATGTCGGCTACTTCACTTTTCCACTCGTTGTCGCTCTGCTGCAATCTCTGTTGCCAGAGCGCGAGCTTTTCGCTGATCTTCTTTTCCATGTTTCACTCCTATTCCGGCCTGCCCCATAGGCGGATCATCGCTTCGCGCTCCGCCGGCGTGGCCCTGTTGTAGTCGTCCCACAGGTCCTGCGACCATCTCACGCGCTCGCCCCTTGGCCGCGTGACCTCCATCGTCTGCTGCGGTCGGATGTAGTGCGCGATGGCGAGGGCCAGCACGCAGTCGTCGTGCGCGCCGCTCTCGGCTTCGCCCTGCAGATCTTTCTCCCGCCGCACGAAGGTGAGCATCTCTAAAAGCGTGTCGCGGTCGTTGATGCTCGCCATGCTCTCGCGCAAAATGCGGATCAGCTCCGAGAGGATCACCGGCCGCGTGGTCCGGTTCGTCTGGAAGCCGTAGGCCTGCTTGATCCGTCCGGTGTAGTCGTCCTCCACCTCGCGGACGTAGAGCTTCGGGTAGCCCATCAGGACGAGCAGCTTGACGGGGTAGGTGGAGA